ACTATCTATATTTGCATCAGATTCAGGATATGCATCATCTTTGAATATTACAATAAACGCAGGAGATAAAGTTTCGTTCTATTGTAATGGCGCATCAGTACGTAGTCCGAATGTTACTGCATGGTTTAGCGAAATATAAATATGCAATAATATAGAGAAAAAGTAAAAAACAAACTTAACAAATGGCACAATTTTTAATTAGTACAACCGGTGTAGTTACACTAGCAGACTTAGGTAATAGAATATTATCGAGTGGGCTAAATAGTGTTGATATCGGAACAGAATTTGGAATCGAGGAATTAAGATATTCCGCAGATTTAGCATCAGCAATTGAAGCTGGTACCCTTTCTGTAGTAGATGACGGTAGAGGAAGAAGTATATCAGGACCGGTATCAAATGCAGTAGCAACTGCATTTATACAGGACATATATCACTATGATGATACAGACGTAACAGAAGTTATTGCATAAAATAATTAGATGATATGACGTGGACAATAGGAATAATAAGCTTTTTTATATTACTAGGATTAATCGTATCTAAGGAATTTAGATATGGAATTATCACTACGATTGGATCAGCTATCGTATTTACCCCTGTTATATTATATGGGATTCTTTATACGGTTCCTTATTCAATGTATATGCCATTTAAAGAAAAGGATTGGAAGTTATTTTTCAAAATCTGGTGGAGAGCAATAGACGGAACATACGCAACTATTGGAGATATACTTTACATGGGATTCGCAGAAAGATACGATGAACTTGGAAACGTATGGGGAGAGTGGCTAGAAGACACGGTAGGAATGGAAGAAGGTACTACATTTGGAGATAAGCAAACTACAGTATCTGCATCGATAGGATGGTATGAATACAACGACATATTTATGTTCAAACGTGGTCACAAATTAAGTAAAGTTTTAAATTGGGCATTTAGACAAAAACGTCACGCAATTGGTTCATGGGAAAAGAAATTAGCTCTTAAAGAATTAGAAGATAAAAATCTTCACGGTAATCTAAATAAGGATTAATCAAAATCTATATCTAAATCAAAATCCAAATATTCAAACTTAGCAGTAAATGTTTTAAAGTCTGGAGTAACTGAGCTATATGATAATTTTACTCCATCTTGTCCCTTTAGAATAGGTCTATTAAATAAGATAGACGATACCATATATCCTTCATTATTTAACATTGATAATCTAATCGGAGCAAGTGCATTCTTAGTATTATTATGATCAACGTGACTTAAGTATTTAATTGCATTATCTAGAAAAATGAAATAGTTTAAGAACGCATCTGTCATCTTAAACGTTATTATAAATTCTCGTTTGAATAGGTCTTCAATTGGAGTTGGATCTTTATATCCTTGTTTCTTACCAAGTGTTCTAGTTTGAGAAACAATCGGAATATCCCAACCTGGAAAATCTATCTGTTGAATAGTAGATGACATGAATTCCTCAATAGTATCATAAGGCAAAATTAGACTTTGATAATATTTCTTGTACTTTTCTTTAATTTCCTCACTGAAAAAATCAGGTGGAAATAGGATCACAAATCCGTTATTTCTAGCGTTTAATAACATTATTTAGCTTTAGGTTTTTTGTATTCGTCATTTTTAGCTCTTGCTTCCTTTCTGCTCTCGAAAGATCCAACTAGTCTTTTTCCGATATATACATTCCACATGTCTCCTTCGTGTCTAACATCTTCATGAACTTCAATAGTTGCAAGTTTCTTATAATAATTTGGATCTTCAGTTAAATGATCCATTGCAATTTCTTCGGCAATGTTAGGATCTGATGTATGTTCGAGTTCTATTCTAATTCCATCAGCTAAATCCGCTTGATTAAACTCTCCCGGCTTTCTTAAATCTGCAAGTCCACCTGGGATAATATCCTCGTTTAAGAATTGTTTATATGACTTTACGTTCCGTTTCATTATTCTATCTCAGGAGCATCTCTATCGATAAATATATCGTTTAACATAGATCCGTTTCCATCTACTTTTTTAGTTACATTAAATTGCTTGATCGTATTTCCTTTGTACATAGTAGATGAATCATCGAACGATGGGTAATATGTCTCAAATTCAATATTGAATGTAGTTGTTATGTTTTGATCTGTATCATATGTGAAATTGTATTTCTTATCATGAGTCATTGTCTCAGGAAATCTAATTTGACCGGGTACTCTAATTCCTCGATATTGAAAATATACAACTTCGTTTTTGTAATAAAAATCAAATATCTTCTCTACAATTTTAAATGTTTTATTTAAATTGTCGCTTTTAATCTGTATTTGAAATGCTAAATCCATAGGTAAAACTCTTAATCTTGCGGAGTAAGCTTTCATGACCTTAGCGTCGTTCAGTGGCTCGATTGCTTCTTGTTTAAATGATCCTCTTACAAATGGATTAGTTATGTCCCCACTTTTAATTGCGAAGTTTTGGAGAGTAACAATTCCTCTTGGAAGAACATCATAATTTCCTTCTGCTGGATTTGGACATTTACAGTCATTTGGTATATCTACAAAGAAATCCTGCATAAATCCACCGGTACCCGCATTGTTATACAAGAACGGAACATCATGACTCTCGACTACTCCATTTCTAACTAAGTCGATTATAACTTTTCGATTCAACTTGTCAAGAACTGCAAGAGATGCATTTCTAAGAAATATATCCTGAGTGTTTTTATTATCTATATTATTATGATCTGAATGTTGCATATATTCTTATTTATCTATTTTTAGCAATGTATGGAAGATTTACCTGCTGTTTACAGTTGTCTATAATTAATAATTTAGACTCGTCTTTTAAATATTGCTGACTTAATATGAAATCATGTTCCTCTTCACGAATCATAGTATTGAATAATCTAATGTTCGATAACCACATGTTTGACGATGGGATATAATATTTCTCACCAATTAGATTAAATTCAACTTCTGGAATAGACGATATATTCTCGAATATTTTAACAAAGTCAGTATGATTTGATAAATCAGCAATATCTTCTAATATTGAGTAAATGTAGATTCCACATTGATTAAATTCATTTGATGCAGACACTACGACCGCATGCCATTGACCACTTTTAAAGTTATTCATTGTGAACGTTTTAAGTGTATTGTTTAATAATATGTTGATTGTGAAATCCCCAAGATCCGTATTTCCAGTATATTTAATAAATTCTCCAGATATCTTAATACCTTTAGCAGATTCATTATCATATCCATTTATAAACTGAACTACATCACTTCCTGAATTTAGGTTAAATAAGGAAGTGAATGATAAATTACAATTTGTTTCTTTGTCGAATATAGGAACTGCATTATAAATTATAGAAGTTTCTCTAATTTTAAACGTAGCTACATCTTTTCCATTTGTATCTAATCCGTGCATAATATTTCTCTGTTTACTAAATGCTAAATCCTTATATGCTTCGATTCTAATATATCTTCCAGCTTCTGGATATCCATCATGATTTGGTATAGAATCAATCGGTCCTCTAACTCTTATGTATTTTGAATCTGATCCTAATACGTTCTTATCTGTTGTAATTAGGGCGTTGTTTTTCCAAGACTTATATGGTCCTGAATCTTGATGTGCTAGAATTACGTCATAATCCCTAGGAATCCCTTCGTTGATGTGCGGTAGTGTTTCAACATTGATACTTGTTCGAGTAGGAACAGCATCCTGAGTGATCTCAAAAGTTGATACCTGTGAAACTATCGCACTTAAGTCGTAGTAATTTTCTATTAGACTAGAATGATTGAAATTATACTTCAACGGTCTGATTCTTAGATCAGGATGTATTGCACTTCTAGATGGATCAAATCGAGTACTAATTGTATCATATTGTTGAGGCATTGTAGCATCCTCTGTATCATCTTTAACTACATCACTGAATAGTTCATCTGCTGACTGAATAACATTATCTAGGAATGTTCTAGAGTCATCTGTTAATAACATATCGATATTCGGATTGTATTTTTGAAGATTAACTTTCCAATACGTTTGTTCCATCATAAATCCTCTATGTAGATAAGTTCCTGTAATTTCATACATTCTATTCAATAGAGGAAAATATAAAAAGTCTCTATGTCTAGGATGAGATCCTTTTCCGAATATAGATTGAAAATATCTATGATCCAAGTGTATTTCAAATGGAGCTTGGAAATCAAGTCCGAATTCTGTATATTTAGGATCGTTACTTGGGAACGCATTCTTAGGAACTAGAACCTTAATTGCTTTACGATCTACGTTTTTAAATAGAGTCCACTCTTTGAATATAAAATCTCCACTATCTGATTCTGGAAGAGTTCTAAAGTAAACAACCTCATGGCCAAACATTTTATTAGTATAGAATGAAAGTTCCTTGAACATTCCAACTGCACTATCAACTTGATATGGTTTAAATCCAGGATCCTCATTTAGAATTAGTGAGTTATTCATTTCATCAGAACTCGTAACAACCGGCGCATATGTATTTGCTACTCCATTAGATGCAGCAAATCGTAGCTTTACTTCATTGATTTCAATAACTGATCCTATTTCACTCTTAGTTCCATCATCATATTCATACTTAACCTCAAAATAGAAATCTTGCTTTTCCTCCATTATGATATCACCAGCATCTCCTAGATTTCCAGGTTCAACGTCATACCATAGGGACCAATCTAATCTATTTCTAGAATATCTAAAGTATCTTTTAAGTTTGCTTAAATCAACAGCATTAGGTGAGCTTAGAATTAAGTCTTCAGTCATCTCAGTAAATCCAGTGATATTAGCAACAGGATCCATAGTTGAGAAAATTCTATAGTTTCGACTAAATGTTAAAGAATTCTTTTCCGGATTTATTAATAGTTTTAACGTAATATTAGCCATCTGATTGAATTTTGTGCTTTTTATTATTTATTCATAATATTTCGGTAAACTGAACTGCGTTTATTCGGTAGAATAAATAATAAAAAAGCTTAATAACTTAAAATGAGTAATACACATGTACTAGATCCGCTATGGATAACTAAAGGAAATCATGGGATAGATCCTGAATATTCTAAGTATATTTTATTAGCGGCAAATCAGAAATACAGAAAACATTTAGAAGAAGGAGATACATCTGACTTCTATGAGATATTATTCCATGCGTTAAATCTTAATAATTTAGCAGTAGAAGGAAGCATGTTCAATTTTAACATGACTCCAGTATGGGATGATCCTAAATTATCTGTAATACGCGATCATTTAAGAAAGCTATATCAAATGCCAGAATATCTAGTTGAGATATTCAAGAGCGCAAATTATATATTAACAGGATTGTTATTAGATTATTTAGACGTAATGTTAGACTTAACTGAAGCGACTGATTCATATTTTCAAAATCCTGGAATACATAGAGAGAAAGAAATATTCATAATTCTAAATCATAAAGGAGAATTAGATTATGATATATGGAAACTAAAGGTCGATAGACGATTTAAGTTCGGACATAAATCTCAGCATATAAAAACAATAACCCTCGCTGAAATAAAGGAGAATGCTATACATGACGCTATAGAAGAAGATGGAGATCCTAGATTACTATCAATGGATCCTCTCAAGAATGTTCTATTCGTAGTTAGAGAAGAGGACATGGATAATGATAAATTAGCATCTGCTATAACATCAACTTTAGTATTCAGTAAAGGAATAACGAAGGGAGTAAGATTTGAGCCCAGTATATTATCTGAACTATAC